ATTATTGGCAACAGCTCTTAGTTGCACTGATGCTCAGGAGATTATCCAGAGTATTAAGAAACAGAGAGATATTAGTGATGAAGACAAGGTTGAACTTGTTGAAGTCATTAAAGTTAACAGTGATAAAGAATGTTGGGACGCAAACGACTAAAGGAACGGAGCTAAAATTCCAACTACTTTAGGAGTAACAACATGGCACAAGTCACCTACCGTGGTATTAAGTACAATACCAATGACAAGCAATCTTGTCAGAAGCAAGTCTCTGCACTCACATACAGAGGCATTAAGCATACAGAAACTAAAACTGTATGTGCAAGGTAAGTAACTGACTTACGACAGATACGAAGCAGGAGGGGTTGATTCCCCTCCTTTTTTATGCTATGATATCCCCATGCGAATGTAGCTCAGTGGTAGAGCATCTCCTTGCCAAGGAGAGGGTCGAGAGTTCGAATCTCTTCATTCGCTCCAGCCTCCATAGCACAGCGGATAGTGCAGTGTTTTTGTAAAGCAAAGGTCGTCTGTTCAAATCAGACTGGAGGCACCTCATTGGCGTGTAGCATAATGGTAATGCAAATGACTGTTAATCATTGGACTGCAGGTTCGAGTCCTGCCACGCCAGTTTGGGGTAGTAGCTCAGCCGGTTTAGAGCATCGCACTGTCACTGCGAAGGTCGTGGGTTCGAGTCCCATCTATCCCGTCAGGGCGATTGTCCGAGTGGTTAATGGAAGGCGACTGTAAATCGTCTGGCTCTGCCTACGCAAGTTCGAATCTTGCATCGCCCATTCTTTTTATAAATATAATATGGACAAAGAGAGACTAAAACTCATTGTAAGAAACCTTAAATCATTGGTTGACGCCTTGGAATCTGAAGTGTATAGTGATGTGAGTGCTTATGAAAACTCATCAGCACCTGCATTCTCTGCTCCTCCAACAACTTATGATGAACAATGGGATGATGATGATGGATACCCAGATTAGGGAACAGACATTAAGCATTTTACTTAAAAATTTCGGAAGTACTCATTCACCTAGAGCAATCTATGAGTGTGCTGATGAATGGTGTAAGAAACAGGTTACTACTGCTGGTTTAGTCTCGTATTTTGCTGCATATTACGGGAAGAAACTTATTAATGAAGGACAACAAAGCGGCCAAAAAAATAATCAAAAGGGCAAAAAAACATCCTGAACTTTACACCAAAGAGGAAGTAAGGTATGCTAAAATAGTAAGGAAACGAATCAAACGCGAAAAGAAACAGTATGAACGTGAAGTTAGTGAGCGTAACTCCAGATGCGGAGAAACTGATGGGGTACGTAGCGAGAGTGAGCAACCCAAAGAATCAAGACAATCCGAACGTAGCAGGATTGCTAGGTTATTGCATAAAGCACGGTCATTGGTCCGTTTTCGAACAGGCACACATGACTCTAGAGATAGAAACGACTAGAGGATTAGCAGCACAGATACTAAGGCATCGTTCGTTTACATATCAGGAGTTCTCTCAAAGGTATGCTGATAGTACAGAGTTAGGTGTCATTCCTATACCTGCATTGCGTAGACAGGATACAAAGAATAGACAGAACAGTACTGATGATGTGGAACCGTTCTTAAAAAATAAGTATTATGTTAAGATGATGAGTCATTTTGAGCAAGCAACAGAGATTTATAATGAGATGTTGAAGGATGGTATAGCAAAGGAGTGTGCTAGATTTGTACTTCCTCTTGCTACTCCTACCAAGTTATACATGACTGGTAGTGTTCGTTCATGGGTTCATTATATTGAACTTCGTTCAGGACATGGTACACAAAAGGAGCATATGGATATTGCTAATGAGTGCAAGAGTATATTCTCTGAACAGTTTCCCATAGTTTCCCAGGCATTACACTGGGTCTAAATAAATTTACTTATCATTCTAAAATGCCAACTTATCCAATCAAACATAAAGAAACAGGAGAGAAGAAAGAACTCTCTATGACTATGAAAGCATACGATCAATGGAGAAAGGACAATCCTGACTGGGATAAAGACTGGGCAGCAGGTGTTGCTGGAGTCGGTGAGGTTGGTGATATGTTTGCTAAAGGTGAAGCAAATTCTAGTGGATGGAATGAAATCCTAGATAGAGCATCCAGACAACCTGGTGCTACAGTTCGTAAAAATCGAGACTATAGTTAAGTATGCCTAGAAAGAAGAAGACTGACGATCCCATTGGAGTAGGACTAACGGCAAAGCAAATGAGACGGAAGAAACCTATCAATGCAGATCTCCTTGTAGATATAGATCCTCTTACACCAAATCAAGAGAAGTTCTTTAGTGAGTATGACGCAGGTAAACATTTGTTTGCCTATGGTTGTGCTGGTACAGGTAAGACATTCATTGCCTTGTACAAAGCACTTAAAGAAGTTCTAGATTTAGAGACACCATACGAAAAGATTTACATCGTTCGTTCTCTTGTTTCTACACGTGAGATTGGTTTCCTTCCAGGTGACCATGAGGATAAATCCTTTCTATTTCAAGTACCATACAAGAAGATGGTGAAGTATATGTTTGAGATGCCCTCAGACACAGACTTTGAAATGCTTTATGGTAACCTGAAAACTCAGGAGACTATGACGTTCTGGAGTACCTCATTCATACGTGGTACAACCCTTGATAATTGTATTGTTATAGTTGATGAATGTCAGAACTTGAATTTTCACGAACTTGATAGTATAATAACTAGAGTAGGTGATAATTCTAGAATTATCTTCTGCGGTGACGGAGTTCAAACTGATCTTCGTAATAATTCTGAACGTGCTGGACTAGGAGACTTCATTAAAGTTATTTCTATAATGGAATCTTTTGCCACTGTTGAATTTGATATCAATGATATTGTTCGTTCAGGATTAGTTAAAGAGTACCTCCTTGCTAAGAACTCCTTAGGTATGCTATGAGCTTTATTCATCATAATTTTTTAGGTGACATTGAACTTTCTAAACGCGAGACACCAGGTTGTAGACTTTATCAAGTCCCAAATGGTGATTGGGTTCCTTCTATCACTAGCGTTACTAGTTTCTACAATCGACAAATTTTTATCAATTGGAGAAAGAGAGTTGGTGAAGAGGAGGCGAATCGTATTACGAAAAAGGCAACGACGCGAGGTACTGATTTTCATGAAGCAGCGCAGGCCTACCTAGAGAACAGAGAACTGGATTGGAATAACTTCCGTCCTGCTACCCAATTTATGTTTCATCATGCTAAACCATTCCTTGATAAGATTCAGAATGTTCACGCAATCGAAAGGACTCTCTACTCAGAGTATCTTGGCATTGCTGGTCGCGTTGATTGCATTGCTGAATTTGAGGGCGAACTAGCCGTCATAGACTTCAAGACTTCTGAGAAAATTAAACCAGAGAAGTGGATGGAGAATTACTTTGTCCAGGAGCAAGCATATGCTTGTATGTACTATGAGTTGACGAAGATACCTGTTAAGAAACTTATTACCTTGATGGTAACACCAGGTGGAGATGTAGAAGTATTTGACAAAAGGAACAAAGACGAGTATATTAAGCTACTAGTAAGATACATTAAGAAATTTGTCTCCTCTAATCTCTAATCTCATGGTAATGGATAAAGAATTAAACGAAGTGTTGGAGAAGAAGTTTCTTTGTCCATCCAAGTTCGCTCAAGATATTGAGAAGATAGTTCATCAACATGATGGACTCAATTATATTGAAGCAATCATTGTGTATTGTGAAGAGAATAGTATAGAGTTAGAGTCGGTACCTAAATTATTATCAAAGCCTTTAAAGGAGAAACTGAAATATAACGCCCAAGAATTAAACTTTTTAAAGAGAACATCTAGAGCCAAGTTACCATTATGAACCCAGATGAAAATCCTTTTTGGGGTGAACCTACACCAACGGATCTTTGGGATGATATGGATAAGTTAAATGGTCTTTATGAAGAACTTGGTTGGGACCATACAGATTACTTAGATTTTGAAATAGAAGGAAACCACATTACCATTAGAAACAAATCTAGAGAAGGCAGGTGATGCCATTCGAATGTTATAAAACTTATCTGGCGATGAAGAACCACTTCACCAAGGATAAGTATGATTACCACAAGTACTGTGGAAGGTCCCGTGCTACCGTACAAGCATTTCATAAGCGTAAGGACAGGTACTTTTTTGAGAAGATGTCTCGCCAACGTCCTGATAAAGAGATTGAGGATTATTTTGTAGCAAACTTTGTCTCTTGTAAGAATCCAGAGACGCTATGGATAGGAGAGATAATGCAGGAAGGAGATAGGAATTATAAACAATGGCAGAAGAAGGTTCAGTCACTATCTTATGTGTTCAAAGAGGATGCTGATTCTCTCTTTGATAGGGAGGTAGATGAGGTGTTTGATTGTACTAATGGACACCCTCACATATTAAAAAGATACTTAGGTGGGTACACTACACTTGAAACTCTGGTGATATGTGATAGAATATTTGGGTACGTTAAAAACTTTGATAAAGAGTTGAAAGACCCAGTGTGGGAAACCGTCAGCAGACGGATAAAAAAGTACCAACCCTTCCTAAATATTAATGTACCCAAGTATAAAAAAGTTCTACAGGAGATTATATTATGAGTTTCTTTGATTCAGAAGTAGTCCGGAAAGAGATGACAGACATCCAAGAACTTCAAGAAGAAGTTTATGGTAGTGTCTTTAATTTCCCCCAGATGAACAATGAAGACAAAGCAGAACACATTGAAATACTTCAAGAACTTCTTGAGAAGCAAAGGATACTCTACACTCGCATGAGTTTGTCAGATGATCCCCAAGCACAAAAGATGAAGGATAATATCCAACAGTCTGCTGTTATGATGGGCATGCCCAAAGATGTTGATATGTCTATTGTCTTTACCAATATGGAAAAGATGATTGACGTTATGCAACAACAGGTTGACAGCAGTAACAATTGATTCTATAATGTCTAGGTACACACAAGCCAAATCTCAAAACAAAAGCCAAATCTATGTCTTTTTCAAGTCTAAAGAAACAGTCTTCTCTCGGTTCGCTCACCTCCAAATTAGTTAAGGAGATTGAGAAGACAAGTACCACCAGAGGTGGTGCTGATGAGCGTCTCTGGAAACCAGAACTGGATAAAACCGGTAATGGTTATGCCGTTATCCGATTCCTTCCTGCACCTGATGGTGAGGACCTACCTTGGGCAAAGGTTTATTCCCATGCTTTCCAAGGACCAGGTGGATGGTACATTGAAAACTCCCTGACTACTAATGGTGGTAAGGACCCAGTTTCTGAGTACAATCGTGACTTATGGAATAGTGGTA